TGGAGCCTGATGCTGACAGCGATGTCGAAGAGCATGAAGACGGATCCGCAACCGTAACGCTCGACGAGCCGGATCAGGCGCAGAACGCCGAGTTCTATGTAAACCTCGCAGAGGAAATGAATCGCCCCGATATGAATATGATCTCCAGCCAGTTGCTGGAGTTCATTGAGCGCGACAAGGAAGCCAGGTCTCTCCGCGACAAGCAGTATGAGGAGGGCCTGCGCCGCACTGGTCTGGGCGACGACGCCCCCGGTGGCGCTGACTTCCAAGGTGCGTCGAAGGTCGTGCATCCGATGCTGACCGAGGCTTGCGTTGACTTCTCGTCCCGCGTCATCAAGGAACTGTTCCCCTCGAACGGCCCGGTGAAGGAGTTCATCCCCGGCGAGGTGACGCAGGCGAAGCTTGAGAAGGCCAAGCGCAAGCAGCGTTTCATGAACTGGCAGCTCACGCAGCAGATGGTCGAGTTCAGGCCAGAGCTGGAGCAGACCACGACGCAGATCCCGCTCGGCGGCGCCCAGTACATGAAGCTGGTTTGGGACGAGCAGCGCAACCGCCCCACGTCGATGTTCGTGCCCATTGACGACGTTTACCTGCCCTACAGCGCCAGCAGCTTCTACACTGCCGAGCGCAAGACCCATGTCCAGTACATCACGCGCCTTGAGTTCGAGAAGCGTGTCGGCAGCGGCATGTATCGCGAGATCAACCTGATCGCGCCGCAAGAGCCAGAACTGACGGCGCCAGCCAAGGCGAACAACAAGATCGAAGGCAGGGAGCAGAACAGCTACAACGAGGACGGCCTTCGCACCGTCTTTGAGGTGGCGTGCTACCTCGACTTTGAGGACAACTTCGGCCTGGCCCCCTATCTGGTGACCATCGACCACACGTCGAAGGAAGTGTTGTCGATCTACCGTAACTGGGATCCTGACGATCAGCAGCAGGAAGAGCTTGTCCACATGGTGGAGTGGCCCTTCGTGCCTTGGCGCGGCGCCTATCCCATCGGCCTGCCCCACATGATAGGCAGCCTGTCTGCGGCGGCTACTGGCGCTCTGCGCGCCTTGCTGGACTCTGCCCACATCAACAACTTCCCCGGCATGTTGAAGCTGAAGGGCGGTTCTCGCGGCGGCCAGTCTGACCGCATTGAGCCTACGCAGGTGACGGAGATTGAGGGCGGCGTTGGCGTCGATGACGTGCGCAAGATCGCTATGGCTGTTCCGTTCAACCCGCCGAACCCCGTGCTGTTCCAGCTTCTGGGCTTCGTCACCGAGGCCGCTCGAGGTGTGGTTCGTACCACATATGAGAACCTTCAGAATCAGAATCCGAACGTGCCTGTGGGCACGACCCTCGCCATGATTGAGCAGGGCATGACGGTTTTCTCGGCCATTCATGCCCGCCTTCACTACGCGATGGGCATGACGCTGAAGGTTCTGCATCGCCTGAACTCCAAGCACATTGATGACGAGTACATCCTGCGTGTGACCGGCGAGGAGATGTGCAAGGCAAAGGATTTCCAAGGCCCGATGGATGTCGTGCCGGTGTCCGACCCGAACATCTTCTCTGACGTTCAGCGTGCCGCTCAGATGCAGGCCATCGTGCAGCGCGCGGCGGCGATGCCTGCGCTTTACGATCAGCGTGCAGTTGAGGAGCGGTTCCTTGAGGGGATGAAGATCCCCGACTTCAAGCCGCTGCTGGTGAAGAAGCCCGAGCCGATTGAGTTGAACGCGGTGAACGAGAACCTGGCTCTGACGCTTGGGCGCCCGGTGGCGGCCTTCCCGATGCAGGATCACTTGGCCCACCTTCAAGTCCATCTGGACTATTTGAAGAGCCCTGTGTTTGGCATGAGCCAGTTGATGGGGCCTGTGTACATCCCCGGCGTGCTACAGCATATCAAGGAGCACATGGCCTACTGGTACTCGCTCCACATCTACGAGATGACCAGCAATGCTGCTGGCGTACCTCTGGACGTGTTCCTTGAGGGCAAGGATCAGGAAGTGTCTGCTGAGCTGGATCGCCTTCTGGCGATGGCCTCGCAGCGCTACATGCCAGAGATCCAGCAGAGCCTTGAGGGCGTGCCGCCTGTCATTCAGGCTGCGCAGCAGTTCTTGCAGCAATTCCAGCCGCCGAAGCCCCAAGATCCGACGCAGGTGCTTATGGCTGAGACGCAGCGCAAGACCCAGTACGATCAGGCGAAGCTGCAACTCGAGCAGGCTCGAGTGGCTCGCGACGCGCAGCTTGATCAGATCAAGATGCAGGAACGTCAGATGGAGCTGGCGGCGAAGCAGCAGATGAACGATGCGGACAACCGCACCGCGAAGGAGCTTGCCGTGTTTGAGGCCGAACATGGTGTCAGGACTAATGTTTCCACTGGCCACGGGATCAACCCTGGAGCGTAAAATGGATAATTCTCTTCTTCCTCAGCATAAGCGGCTCGCCATGGGCATGGCCGTGAACAACACCCCCGAGGGCAAGAACATGGTCAATGACATGATCAAGCCCCACAAGTCGTTTGGTATCCACAAGAATCTCTCCGGCAAGGACGATGCCCCGGCCAAAAGTGGACTTAAATCCTTCGATGGGAAGAAATAACCATTGACAGGATTGGTTGATGATCGACATCATCATTAAGAGGCTGCTAGAGGAACAAAGTCTTGTAGCCCATGAGACTATGCAGAAGCCCGGCGACGGCTCAATCTTTGAGTACGGGCGCCGGGCGGGGACTTACGCCGGTCTGGGTCGCGCTATCGCGATCATTGAGGAGACCTTGGCAGAAGGAGAAGACGATGAGCATGCCAAACGCCGCCGTCAGCGGCCAATCTGGGGATAATCTTTTCCCCAGCGTAGACCCCGGCATCCGGCCTTTCGGATCCCGCGTGTTGGTCCAAATCCGCAGAGCCCGCACTAAGAGCAAGGGCGGCATTATTTACGCGGACCAGACCAAGGATACCGAACTCGACAATACTTGCGTTGCCAAAGTCATCGCAGTCGGGCCTCTCGCTTACAAAAATCGCAATACGATGCAGCCGTGGACCGAGGGGCGCTGGTGCGACGTTGGCGATTTCGTGTTCGTCCCCAAATACGGCGGCCTGCGCTGGGAAAAGCCCTGCTCAGGCACTGATGAGTATGGAGATAAGGTCCAATTTGCCATCTTCGATGACCTGAACATCATCGGCGATGTCGAGGATCCGCTCCAGATCAAAGCCCATATTTGAGGATTGAGCCATGAACAGCACTGAAAAGGCAGAAATGCAGGAAGACGAGCTGATTCCGGTCGAAACGCCGGAGGATGCTGACGATCATGATGAAAATCATGATTCGGAAGGCCAGGATGACGAGCGCCTTTCTGATTCCCGCACCGAGGAAGAGGACGAACGACGCGAATCCCGGCGTAATGAGCGCAAACGGCGCCGTGAGAGCCAAAAGTTCGCCCGCGACAAGACCAAAGAGGAAATGCACTGGCTGATGGAGCAAAACAAGCTCCTCCAGCAGCGCCTTGAGGCTGTCGAGCACCATGCGATCACGGCCCAGAAGGGTTCTCTGGACCAGAACTACAATAATGCCCTGCGCACTGTGCAGTACGCCGAGCAGCAGCTTGCCAAGGCGATTGAGATCGGCGACGGCGCTAAGGTTCCTGAGCTTTTGCGCCAGCGCGACCAGGCTATGTCCCAGGCTGCCGAGATCAACCGGGTCAAGACCCAGTTCTCGACGCCTGCCCCGAAGCAGAACCCGCAGGTGACTGAGCAGGCCCAGCGTTGGGCCTCCCAGAACTCTTGGTTCAATGCTAATGGCAATGATCCAGACTCTATGGCGGCCAAGGCCATCGACGCTGGGCTGGTTGCTGAGGGTTACGATCCTTCCACAAAGCAGTACTGGAAGGAACTTGACAGGCGGATTTCTGACAGGTTGCCCCACCGCTTTGCAGATGACGAAGATATGGAGTATAATCCTCGTCAACAAGCCGGTAGGAGGGGGCCTCCTGTCGGCGGATCTAGGGAAATAAGTGCTCCTGGGTCGAAAAAGGTATTCGTCAGCGAAGATCGCGTCAACGCGATGAAGGAAGCTGGCTACTGGGATGATCCAGTTCTTCGGCAGCGCATGTTAAAGCGCTATCAAGAAGTGGACCGTGATCTGAAAACTGCACGCTGAAGGAGCGAGCTATGAACCTTGGTAACGATGAACGACTCAAGAAAATATCTGACCCTGCACGTCGTAGCCGCGCGATGGATGATCGCACAGTCACAGAGAATCGAGAGATCTCCGACGATGATCGTGTCCAGATGTTCCGCGATGCGTTTTATCAAAGCATGCTGCCTGATCTGCCGGAAATCCCCGGTTATCATGTCTGCTGGCTGACTACGACCAATCCGCGCGATCCCATTCAGGGGCGCTTCCGTCTCGGATACGAGCCGGTCAAGCCTGAAGAGGTTCCGGGTTGGGAATACGCTACCCTCAAGACCGGCGAGTACGCTGGCCTTATTGGCGTGAATGAGATGGTTGCGGCAAAACTGGCCGAACGTCTTTATTTCCGTCTCATGAGAGAGGCGCACCATGACGCGCCACTGCGTGAGGAGGAGAAGGTCACGTCCGATATGGATTCTATGGAGGCACGCGCCCGTAGCGCCAAGACAAGGATGATTGAGGAAGACGGCATGTCCAGCCTGCGTGAACCGCCGCCCAACCCGATCTTCGAGTAGGGCGGTTCCCTCACTTAGCAGAAGGAATCGAAGATGTCTTCGACCAATGCTCCCTTCGGTCTCCGCGCGGCATATAGCCCGTCGGGGATCATCCGTGAAATGCAGGGCACAATCCTGTCCACCTATGCTGCTGACCTTTACACTGGTCAGCCTGTGAAAATGGGCACCGACGGCACTCTTCAGGCCGCCGCTGCTGGCGATGCTTTTATCGGCCTCTTCGCCGGTTGTCAGTATCTCCCCTCGGGCGCTCAGCGTCCGGTGATCTCGCCTAGCTGGCCCTCGGGCACCACGGCGACCGAGATCATCGCCTACTACACCATGGATCCCTATCTCGTGTACGAGATCCAGGCTGATGGTTCTCTGTCCCAGACCAATGTTGGCAATCAGTACAACTTCAGTGCTGCTGCCTCCAGCAACGGTCTTGGCTACTCCATCGCCACCCTCGGAACTGGCACCCAGACCACGTCTGGCAACGCTCAGATGCGAGTCGTCGGTATCGCCAACGGCATCGATAATGCCTCGGGTGATGCTTATACTGTCGTGCAGGTGCAGATTTCCAAGCATCAGTACGTCGCCACGATCAACGCTTTCTAAGGAGATCCGCACATGGCTACTCCAATGCGCAGTACGGATTTCCGTTCTATCGTCGAGCCCATCCTCAACGAGGCGTTCGACGGCGTCTACGACCAGCGCGCAGACGAATGGAAGCAGGTTTTCCGCGAAGAGCGTGGTATTCCGCGCAACTACCACGAAGAGCCGGTTCTGTTCGGCTTCGGCGCTGCTCCTGAGCTGCCCGACGGCACGGCGGTCACCTACCAGTCCGGTGGCGTGCTCTTCATCAAGCGCTACCAGTACAAGGTCTATGGCCTTGCCTTCGCTCTGACGAAGGTTCTTGTCGAGGACGGTGATCACATCCGTATCGGCCAGACCTACGCCAAGCATCTCGCCCAGTCTCTGGTCGAGACGAAGGAGACGCTGGCTGCGAACGTGCTTAACCGTGCGTTCAACGGCGCCTATCCGGGCGGTGACGGCAAGTCTCTTGTCGCGACCGACCACCCCATCATCAACGGGACGTTCTCGAACCAGCTCTCGACCGCCGCCGCGCTGTCGCAGACCTCGCTCGAGCAGATCCTCATTCAGGTCCGCAACGCTGTTGACAACAACGGCAAGCGCATCCGTCTGAACCCGACGAAGTTGGTGGTCTCGCCTTCCAACGTGTTCCAGGCTGAGGTTCTCCTCAAGTCTGTGCTGCGCGCTGGCACCGGCAATAACGACATCAACCCGGTGAAGTCGATGGGGCTTCTGGACGGTGGCCAGGCTAACCTGTCCCGTCTGACCTCCACCACTGCCTGGTGGGTCCAGACCGACGCCCCCGAGGGCCTCAAGCTCATGATGCGTCGTAACCTTGAGAAGAGCATGGAAGGTGACTTCGAAACCGACTCCATGCGCTTCAAGAGCACCGAGCGTTACGATCTTGGGTTCACGGATCCGCGCACCGTGTTCGGAACTCCCGGCGTCTAATACAAGAGAGGGGGCGGCTAGTCCGCCCCTTCTTTTTATGCAATAATGCAACCTCCGAAACGGTCTAGCTTTTCAAGGAGAAGACCATGCCCCATTATAGTGATGATCTCTGGCTCGGCGGCGCCTCTGGCCCGCAGTCTCAAGGCTGGGCTGGTCCCGGTCAGGTGTATGAAGGTGTCGGCCCCCTCGGTCGCGTCTACGTCTACGACATCGTGCCTGCTACGATTTCCGCCACTGCCGTCTGCGCCGCTCAGGCTGTCGCGGCTGCTGGCAATGCCACCATCAACGGTGGTAGCGCTACTGGTGGCGTCGCCACCTTCAACTGCGCCCGCAACGTCTCCATTGTTTCGTCCAGCGCGAGCGACACCACCCAGACTGTGACTGTCACCGGCACTGACATCTGGGGCCAGGCTCAGACTGCCTTGCTGACGATCAACGGCACCACGACCGTGAACAGCACGAAGACCTTCAAGACCATCACCCGCGTGGCGGTCTCTGCGGTGTTCGTTGGCAACCTGTCGGTTGGCATGGGCGACAGCTTTGGTCTCCCCTACCGTGTTACGGACGGTGGCTATCTGCTCCGCACTGGCTGGGCTGGCGCGGTCGCTGACAACGCTGGCACGTTCACTGCGGCTGACACCACCTCGCCCGCGACCAACGCGACTGGCGACGTGCGTGGCACCTTCCTGCCTGCGTCCACGGCCTCCAACGGCACTCGCCGTCTTGTGATCGCCATCGGCCTCACCGCGATTGCGGCTGGTCCTGATGCGACGCAGGTTGGCGCCATCGGCGTCGTTCCCGCCTAATGACTCGAGGGGGCGCAAGCCCCCTCACTTCTCTAGGAGGGCTACATGGCTGATGCAGTTGCTACACAGACGCTGCTTGATGGCGAGCGTCTCGTTATTCAGAAGTTCACCAACATCTCTGACGGCACGGGCGAAACTGCGGTCAATAAGGTGATCGTGGCCAATCTTGCGCCTAACTTTCAAGGCATCGCCTGTTCTGGCGTGAAGATCAACAAGATCTGGGTTACCACCCATGGCCTTGAGGTTCGCATGCTGTGGGACGCTACGACCGACGTGTTCGCGTGGATGGTGCCTCAAAATACAAACTACTTCATGGACTTTTCTGAGTTTGGTGGCCTCACCAACAACTCTGGAACTGGCAAGACGGGCAACATCGCGTTTACCACGGCGGATGCTTCGGCGGGCGACATGTATTCCATCGTCCTTGAGTGCATCAAAACATACGGGTGATCCATGGGTCGCTGGTGCATGGGGAAAGGTGGCGCTACGCCTGTCTACAGTGACGGCGGCGCCTGGACGCGCGCTGAAGGGAAGAACCCCGAAGGCGGTCTTAACGCAAAGGGGCGTGCGTCCCTTCGCGCCCAGGGCCACGACATCAAGCCCCCTGTAAGCGCCAAGCAGGCTGCGCATAGTGAAGTTGCTGCCGGGCGCCGCAAATCATTCTGTGCTAGAATGTCTGGGATGCCTGGCCCTATGAAAGATGACAAGGGGAGGCCGACACGCAAGGCGCTTTCTCTCAGGAAATGGGACTGCAACTGATGGCTCATGGCCCACACTATGGCGAGTTTTCCTTTTCGAAGGATGCTGGTTTTAGCGGCTCTGCTGATGGCTATGCCCGTGGAGGCAAGGTCAAGCCATTCTGGGACAAGCCAGCACCTGCCGGGGAGCCAAAACACCTCTCCAAAAAGCAGAAGTCATCTGCAAAGGCTCGAGCTGCCGCTGCTGGCCGCCCCTATCCCAATCTTGTCGATAACGCAGCCGCCAGTCGGCGCAAGGAGAAATGACATGGCGATTCGTTACGTCAAGGACTTTGAATTTCCCAGCGCTGCTGGTTTCACCTCCAGCTCGCCCGATAAGGTAACTGGTCCGATGCTTGCCAAGGGCGGCCAGGCCAAGATGCCTAAAGCTCCCGGTCTCATGGTCCTGATCGGTGTCGGCAAGAAGTCGCCGATGAAGAAGGCCGAGGGCGGCAGCATAACCGACTACGAGCGTGCTCGCATGTCCGAAATGGCTGATGATGCTGCCGCCACCGATTATGCTGAGCGCACCATGGCGCCTGGTCAGGGCGCAATCACCGATAGTGAGCGTCGCATGATGCAAGCTGCTGCTAAGCGCCGTGCGGCAGTCAAGCAGGCTCAGCGCAGCAACAATGTGCCTCCGAGCGTCAATTACGATTCCGACCAGATGGATCGTGCCGAGCGTGGCTATAAAAAGGGCGGCAAGGTCGCCAAGGTCATGCACGAATTTGGCGAGGGCAAGCTGCACTCCGGCTCCAAGAAGGGGCCGAAGGTCACGAACCCCAAGCAGGCTGTCGCAATCGCTTTGAGCGAGCAGCGCGCTGCCAAGAAGTCTCGCGGCGGTGTCCAGTACATCGACAAGGGCAAGGACACCTCGGTGTCCACGAAGGACATCAAGAGCGGCAAGATCCCGCAGTCCACTGACGAGGACTTCTACGGCAAGGCGAAGGACATGCCCATGCCTCCGCGCCGCCCGTCGATGCTCAAGAAGGGTGGCAAGGTGCATGAAGACGCCGCTCAGGACAAGGCTATGATCAAGAGCATGATCAAGCCGACCGCGCTTAAGAAAGCGGACGGTGGCATGGCTATGCCTTCTCCTCTCCAGCAGATGGCAATGCGCCCCCGTGGCGTTCCTGTGGCCCCGCAGGGTCCGATGATTGCCCAGCAGGCGGCTCCCGCTGCCAACGCCCCTCGCATCGGTGTGGGTCGCTCTCGTTCTGGCAAGCCGAACGTCGGCGCCATCCGGGCCGCCATGGCCAAAGCTGCTACACAGGCTACGCCTGAGAATGCGCCTGGTATGATGAAGAAGGGCGGAAAGGTTAAGTGCTAAATGGCCGTCTCCGGCACCGTCTCAACGACCGTATTCCAAACCCGGAAGGTGATTGACCACGCCTTCCGGCGTTGCCGTATGCAGCCTCAGCAGATATCGTCTGAGCTGATCGACACGGCAAAGGACAACCTTTACCTGCTTCTGTCGTCTCTCGGCAGCCAGGGCGTGCCCCTTTGGTGCATTGAGAGGGACATCCTGCCCCTGTATCTGGGCCAGGCCGCCATTGTCCCGCCGAAGGGCACGATGGACATTCTCAATTCGAACTTCCGCTGGCTGTCCCGGCAGAATGGGCCTGTGCAATACAGCACGCCCGGCGGCATTCCGCAGTATGCTTTTGACGGCGATCTCGACACGTCCTGCGCCCAGACCGGCATCAACGGCAACATCCAGATCGCCTACATTGGCGCCGACCCGGTAAATGATCCGCAGTCTCAGGTTCAGGTGACGACAGTCGGCGTGATGATGGCGACCACCGGCACGTTCAACATCGTGTTTGAATATTCAAATAACGGCACGACGTGGACTTCAAGCCTGTCGCCCGGCGCCACCTTGTACACCGCTGGCAAGTGGCAGTGGTACGATATCGACGGCACGCAGCCGGTGAACTACTTCCGCATGCGCGAGACGGGCGGCAATACGCTGAACGTCGTCGAGTTCTATGCGGCCAACAACCCGACCGAAATCCCTCTCGCCCGCATGAACCGAGACGATTGGACGAACCTGCCGAACAAGACGTTTGCCGGGCGCCCGTTGCAGTATTGGTTCGACCGCCAGCGTGACTACCCGGTGATGCGGATCTGGCCGGTGACTGACACCACCAACATGTTCGGCCAGATCATCATCTGGCGCCAGCGCTACATAATGGACGTTGGCACGCTCACAGAAGAGCTTGATATCCCTCAGCGCTGGTATGAGACTGTCGTGTGGCAGCTTGCCTGGCGCTTGGCGATGGAACTCCCTGACTTTGATATGTCCCGGATCGGCCCCATCAAGGCGACGGCTGATGAAGCGTTGAAGATTGCGCAGGACGAGGAGCGGGACAACTCGCCGATCTACTTTGCGCCGAATATTTCTTACTATACACGCTAGGTAACATTTAATGAGCATCTTCCTCGACCCACGCGGCAAGTCTACCTTCGGCATCGGGATCTGCGCCCGGTGCTCAAGGAAGATGTCGCTTGAGGATCTGTCTTCTGACCCCAACTACCCTGGCCTCTATGTGTGCGAGGAAGACAAGGATCAGTTTGACCCGTACCGCTTGGCGGCACGCCAGCCCGAACGAATCAACTTGTTTCATCCCCGCCCAGACACTAATATCGCGCTGAACATGTACGGCACGATCTCGCAGGACGATGACCTGTTTATCATTGGTGAAGAGGGCGAGGGCTATCTGGTCCCATGACGAACAACCCGCGCGTTCCTACAAACCTCATCCCGACGAAGATCACGCAGCTTCCGCTGGCTGATACGCCTACGGTTTCTGACACGACAATCGTTGTCCAAGGCGGGATTACCAAGCGCGCAACCCTCGGCCAGTTTATTGGAGTCATCGGCCCTACGGGGCCTACAGGCGTGACCGGGCCTACGGGGCCTACAGGAGCCGCTTCTACCGTTGCCGGTCCTACGGGGGCCACCGGAGCCACCGGAGTGGGTCTGCAAGGGCCAACGGGGCCTACGGGCGTTGCGGGGCCTACGGGGCCTACGGGGGTGCAGGGAAACACGGGCGAGCAGGGGCCTACGGGCGCCGCTTCGACAACTGCCGGACCTACGGGGCCTACGGGCGGCGTATCTACAACGCCAGGCCCCACGGGGCCTACGGGCGCCACTGGGGCTGTTTCCACAACGCCTGGGCCGACTGGTCCGACGGGTGCGGCATCTACTGTTGCTGGTCCCACCGGCCCGACCGGAAATGCGGGAAATAATGGCCCAACGGGACCAACTGGCGCGGCTTCTACCGTTGCTGGCCCGACCGGGCCTACGGGAAGTCCGGGCTATATCGGGTTGGACGGCCCGACCGGCCCGACCGGCCCCACTGGCGCAGTATCTACCACTCCCGGCCCCACAGGCCCGACAGGGGCGGCGTCTACAGTTGCTGGCCCTACGGGGCCTACGGGGCCTACGGGAGCCAATTCTACAGTTGCTGGCCCAACTGGCCCCACGGGCGCAGCCTCCACCGTTGCAGGCCCCACTGGACCTACGGGAAATGCCGGTGGTAGCGGCCCGACCGGCCCCACGGGCGCAGCGTCAACAACTGTTGGCCCTACTGGCCCGACTGGGCCGACTGGGGCAGATTCTACCGTTGCAGGCCCCACAGGCCCGACTGGTTCCCCCGGTAATTCCACTGGGTTAATTTTGTTTCTGGATGGTGCAACAGCAACTGGCCCGCAAGCCTACGACCTTCTTGTGGTTCCTAATACTGGCGCACAGACAATCCTTTCCAGATCCACCACCACGGGTGTTGGTCGCTTGTTGGGGTCGTTTGTAACCCCCATAGGTGTGCCCAATAATACATCGTTCATTGGCGGCTTGTGGACTCTTAGTGCATGGATGTCTGGCAGCAGCACTACTTTGAGATTTTGGACTGAGATTCAGGAGGTAGCCTCTGACGGGACAACCGTTCTGCAAACGCTTGCCACTGGAGATTACACGACAGGAACCCCGGTCACGTCTCTTCCTATCGCATTGAAAGAATATGATCTTTATGTGCCAACAGCGACATTGGCATCTACAAGCAGCCGCCTGCTTCTCAATGTTTATGTGCAATCTCAGACTGGCACGCCTGTCGCATCCTTGTATATGCGCGACGGAACGCAATCACACCTAGTCACCACGATTGCCTACAATGTCGCAGGCCCGACCGGCCCGACCGGCCCGACCGGCCCCACTGGCCCCACAGGAGCGGTTTCTACGACCCCCGGACCCACTGGGCCAACTGGGGCAGCATCTACGGCAGCCGGGCCTACAGGGCCTACGGGAAGCGCGGGCGGCGCAGGAAGCACCGGCCCAACCGGCCCGACCGGCAATGCCGCTGTAGCGTCCTACACCCGCACCAGCTTCACCGCCACGGCGGGCCAAACAACCTTCACGGTCTCCTATACCGTTGGCTACGTTCAGGTCTATCTGAATGGTGTCTTCCTTAATGGATCAGACTATACCGCGACGAACGGAACTTCTATTGTTCTAGCGACGGCTGCTGGGTTGAACGACATCGTTGAAGTTGTTGCCATCAACGTCAATACGTTTGGGCAAGGTCCGGTAGGTCCGACCGGCACTGCTGGCGCAACCGGCCCGACTGGCCCCGCCTATACAATTTTCCAAGCTGTGCAGACGGCCAGCTTTACTGCCGTGGCTGGGAATGGCTATCCCGTTAACACCACATCTGGCGCAATAACGGTCACGCTTCCTGCAAGCCCATCTGCGGGCAACATTGTCCAAATTACGGATTATGCGGGAACATTTGGAACCAATTACTGCACCCTAAACCCAAATGGCGGCAAAATTAACGGCATTTCTGCAAATGCTTACCTCTCCACAAGCCGGGGCAGCGTTTCTCTTATCTACGTTGACTCAACGCAGGGCTGGCTTGGATACTGGTCCTTCAACCAATCCTCCATCTCGCAAGTATCCACATACCTTATTGTTGCTGGTGGAGGCGGCGCATCCCAAGGAGGCGGCGGCGCGGGTGGCCTTCTGACGGGAACCATCGGGCTCAACATTGGAACTACTTACACTGTCACTGTTGGCGCTGGCGGGGCTGGCGGTGCAGGCAGTGGGACCACTGGGACCAGTGGAGGAACATCTTCTATCACTACATTGACTGCCGCCGTTGGTGGCGGAGGCGGCGGTGGCGGTGCCAACGGTGTTGCAGGCGGTTCTGGTGGCGGTGGCGGTGCCGGTGGTGGCATAACAAGAACAGGTGGCGCAGGAACATCTGGACAAGGTTCTGCCGGTGGCGGTAACGGCGCTTTCGCAGGATCGCAGCCTGCTGGTGGTGGTGGCGGCGCTGGCGCTGTTGGTGGCACGGCTACAAGCACTACGGTGGCTGGTGCTGGTGGCGCGGGCCTGTCTTCTTCAATCACTGGGTCTGCGCTTGATTATGCTGGCGGCGGCGGCGGCGGAGTATATGCCACTGGCGGAACCGCTGGCACTGGTGGGTCAGGTGGTGGTGGTGCGGGTTCTTCAAACACAGCCAATGGCACCGCCGGAACTGTAAACACAGGCGGCGGTGGCGGTGGAACCGGGAATAACTACACAGGCGGCGCTGGCGGCTCTGGCGTTGTCATCCTTTCAGTTCCAACCGCAGTTTACACAGGCACTGTCACTGGCTCGCCCACTGTAACCACATCGGGGTCATTCACCATCATCAAGTTCACCGCATCGGGGAGCTACACGGCATGACCATTGCTCGCAATATATCAGTGATGGCTCAAGGTGCTAGTTCTGCGGGCATTTTAAGTTCCGCATATGGTGGCTCTACCGTTTGGCAATCAGTTCAGACTGGCAACTTTACCGCTGTGGCTGGGAACGCTTATCCTGTTAACACCACATCTGGCGCAATAACGGTCACGCTCCCTGCAAGTCCTTCTGCGGGTAACATTCTACAGTTTACGGATTATGCAGGCACTTGGGGGGCCAACGCCGTAACTGTAAGCCCGAACGGCAACAAGATTAATAGCTCTACAGCAAACATCACACTCTCAATCTCAAGGGAAAGTGTGGCTATCGTTTACATTGATTCAACACAAGGTTGGATCGCTTATTCTGGCTTTGTGCAAAACCCAACAACAATCCCCGTTAACTATCTGGTTGTTGCTGGTGGCGGCGGCGGTGGCGGAAGCGCCATAAATGGTGGCGCAGCAGGCGGCGGTGGCGCGGGGGGGCTTCTCACCGGCACAGTTCCGTTATCTTCTGGAGTCACATATACGGTTACGGTTGGCGGCGGCGGCTCAGGCGGCGCAGGCGGAACCGTGCCAACTGTCGGAGTCAACTCTTCCATATCTGGGTCCACAATAACCACGTTGACCGCTACGGGTGGCGGGTACGGTGGATACTGGCCCAATAATACCGCCTCTGCTGCGGCCACTTCGGGCGGTTCTGGCGGCGGCGCTGCGGGCGTAGCCTCTGGAACAGCTACGGGCGCTGCCGGAACTTCGGGCCAAGGATTTAAGGGCGGCAACTCTACGGCGCTGTCTTCCGGCGGCACTTCTGGCGGCGGCGGCGGGGCCGGGGCTGTCGGCGTTAATGCCGTATCCTCTGGCGTTGCGGGCGCTGGCGGCGCAGGAATTACCTCTCTTATTACAGGCACTTCTACCACTTACGCTGGCGGCGGCGGTGGTGGCATGTACACTGGAGGAACATCCGGTGCTGGTGGGTCGGGTGGTGGCGGTGCCGGTAAAACAGGTGGCGGCACAGGCACTGCCGGAACAGTAAATACGGGCGGCGGTGGAGGTGGGTGCGGCGCAACTGTTTCCGTGATCGGAACCGGAGGCGCTGGTGGTTCTGGAGTTGTTATCCTGTCTATTCCAACTGCCAATTACACCGGGACCACTACCGGGTCTCCAACCGTAACCGTAAACAGCACAAACACCATCCTGACCTTTACAGCTTCTGGGAGCTACACGGCATGAGCCACTTTGCAAAAGTTTGCGACGGGAAAGTAGTCAACGTCATCGTTGCGGAGCAAGAGTTCTTCGACACGTTTGTTGATAGCACGCCCGGCCAATGGATTAAAACCAGCTACAACACCCGTGGCGGTGTTCATTATGGCCCAGATGGCCTGCCTGATGGGGGCGTGGCCCTGCGCGGCAACTACGCTGGGCTTGGGCATTTCTACGACGCTGCAAACGATGTTTTTTACGCCCCGCAGCCATATCCATCATGGGTGCTGAACCAGTCTACATGGTCTTGGGAGGCCCCAATAGCGTATCCCGATGATGGAGAGGCGTATAATTGGGATGAGTCGGCGAAAGCATGGTCAAAAATTTAATCTTCTTCATGTTCTAGGGTGAACCAATGAAAATATGCGTGTATGCAATCAGCAAGAACGAAACGCACTTCGTAAAACGGTTTTGTGAGTCGGCTAAGGATGCAGACCTGATTCTAATTGCGGACACGGGGTCTACAGATGGTCTTCCAGAAGAAGCTGCACGTCATGGAGCGACTGTGCATCACATTGGCATTAGCCCTTGGCGCTTTGACCTGGCGCGCAATGCTGCTCTGGCACTGGTGCCGCGAGACATGGATGTCTGCATCAGCTTGGATATCGACGAAGTTCTCCAGCCTGGCTGGAGGGAGGAGATAGAGCGTGTCTGGATCAAGGGGCAAACGACCCGACTGCGTTATATGTTCGATTGGGGATGCGGCATCGCGTTCTACTACGAGAAGATCCACGCCAGAAATGGCTACCACTGGCACCACCCCTGCCACGAATATCCTGTCCCTGACGGACGCATTGCGGAAGTCTGGGCGCAAACAGACATGCTCCTCGCCGTCCACAAGCCAGACCCGACCAAGAGCCGTGGCCAGTACATGGATCTTCTGGAGCTTTCCGTAAAAGAAGACCCCGAGTGCCCCCGCAACGCCTTCTATTACGCTCGAGAGCTGAGTTTTCACCGCAGGTGGTGGGACTCGGTTCAAGCCTGCAAAAGTTACCTCAAGCTCCCCCGTGCCACCTGGCACAACGAGCGGTGCTACGCTTACCGTGTAATGGGGCGCTGCTACATTGAGATGGGGCTGCCTGAAGAGGCCGAGAAGGCATTCTTTGCGGCTGCCGGAGAGGCGCCGAACACTCGAGAGCCTTGGTGTGAGCTTGCCATGCTCACCTATCGACAATCGCGCTGGGAGGAGTGTTTCGCCTTCGCCATGCGCGCCTTGAAGATCGTGGATCGCGAGAAGGTCTACACCTGCGACCCAGAGGTATGGGGATCCCAGCCTCATGACCTGGCATCAATCGCAGCGTGGCACCTCGGTTTGAAGGACATTTCGATTGAGCAGGCTCGCCTGGCCGTCGAGAAGGAGCCCGAGAACGAGCGTTTGCAAGCAAATTTTGCTTTCGTGACAAAAACTGAGGATTCCAGTATAATCCCCGAGAACCAGGAGCCGTAGCATGGCAGGAACATTCACATCATATGTGGTAAGGAACGTCGGCACGTCGGCATCGACGGTGATGACGGTGGCCGCCGCGACGACGACGACCGTCATTGGCCTGTCTGTCGCCAACACTTCGGTGGCTGACATTACGGTCAGCGTCTACGTCACCAGGTCTGCTGTTGACTACTATGTGGTCAAGTCGGCGCCTGTCCCCGTTGGGCAGACCTTCATCCTGTCTGGTGGCGACCAGAAGCTTGTGGCGATCACTGGTGACGCCCTCAAGGTGGTGTCGTCTGCTGCTACCTCGGCGGATGTGATCGCATCTGTCCTTGAACTGACCTGATAGGGAGCGCCCATGCCTTCCAGCTCTGGCTATCTCAGGAGTGTCCCGAACGCGCCCATGCCTGTGGGCGGCGGGACGAATCGCGCGTTCTATGTGAATGACACGACGATCAGCTACGACTACACCGTACCAACCAGCAAGAACGCCATGACGGCGGGGCCAGTAACGGTTAACTCTGGCGTGACGGTAACCATCCCCTCGGGGTCAACCTGGACGGTGATCTAATGCCTGTAGCAATCAAAGGTTCCGGCGGCGGGTCTGTCACGCTTGATGCGGGCGCTGCTGCCACTGACACAACGCTGACGCTGCCTAATACCAGCGGGACGCTTCTCCAGTCTGGCACTGCTGTGACTGCGGCGCAGGGCGGCACGGGGCTTACGTCGCCGGGCACTGCGGGCAACGTACTCACCAGCACGGGGTCGGCTTGGGCGTCTTCGGCACCTACTGGTGGCGCAATCAACGTCCAGACCTTCGCCTCATCCGGCACATGGACGAAGCCTGCGTATGCGGCTGGGTCGCGCGTTCTGGTGCAGTGCTGGGGCGGCGGCGGGAGCGGGGGGAAATCAACGGGGGCGGGCGGCGCGTCGGGGGGCGGGGCTGGTGGTGGTTACAACGAACGCTGGCTTTCCCTTTCCCAAATGGGTGCAACTGAAACGGTGACTATTGGTGCGGGCGGAACCGCCGCATCTGCGGCTGGTAACGGTAATGTGGGCGGCACAACTAGCCTTGGAACCTTGGCATATGCCTACGGCGGCGGTGGTGGCGGGGGCAATGCTACTGCATCGTCAATTTCCACCAACGGTTCTGGTGGGGGCCAATTAAGCGCCGGAAGCACCTCAGATGTTTATCCGGGGAAACCTTGGATTATTGTTATAGGTTCAAGTGGGCAGAACAGTTACCAAGGAAGCGGCGGGTATGGTAGCTATATTGGGGGCGTAGCGAATGGTTCTTGTTTCTCCCTTTATCACGGAGGGGGGGGCGGATCTGCGCGCGCTGGAGTTGGTGTTGCAGACGATTCTGTTTGGGGTGGTGGTGGCGGCGGCGCAAGTTCAATATATACGACTGGCGGCACTTCCCAATATGCTGGCAACGGCGGCGCTGGCGGCGCAACTGGCACGGCTGGAACCCAACCAGCAGGCGGCGGTGGTGGCTCAACTTCCGGCAACTCCGGGGCTGGCGGCGCAGGCCAGATCATCGTAACCGTCTTCCCAGCGTAAGGAGAAACGCATGTCCACTTATGCTGTCATCATCACCGCAACCAACATCTGCGATAACACCATCGTCTGGGACGACACGCTTGGCCCGTGGTCGCCACCCGCTGACCACTACACGGTCAACATTGACGGACTCAGCGTAGGCATCGGTTGGCACTACGACCCCGCCACGGGCGTGTGGGTTGGGCCTCCGTCCATCGAAGCAAACTTCTCCCCTGCCCCGATCTTCGTCAGCCAGATGACGACGCTATTGTGGACAAGCCAGAACGTGGACAGCGTGACGCTCTCCACGGATGGCGGCCAGACGTTCCCAGCTAATGGGTTCAAGGATTACACGCCCACAGCCATTGGTAAGTTCACCGTGACGGTGACTGCTACTGGCATTGCGGGCAGCACCAGCACCAAGGCCACCGTGACTGTGGTGGCGTCTCAAGCTGAACTGGGGACATAAGATGTCCACACTCAAATCCATCAACGTCATCCACCCCTCCAGCGCGACGAACAACATCGTCAACGATGCGTCTGGCAATGTGGCGATAGGCAACAACCTGACGGTGGCGGGGACTGCGACGGTTGCTGGCGTTGCCGCAGTAGCTGTGGCGCCCGGCACGGTTGGAAACGTCTTAACCAGCACTGGTTCTGCTTGGGCGTCGTCTGCTCCAACGGCAAGTGTCATCAACGTCCAGACCTTCACCTCATCCGGCACATGGACGAAGCCATCTGGCTATGCGGCTGGCTCGCGCGTTTTGGTGCAGTGCTGGGGCGGTGGTGGGAGTGGCGGAAAGAACAGCGCAGGCGGCGGCGGCGGCGCTGGCGGCGGCGGATATAATGAGCGTTGGCTTTCCCTTTCTCAAATGGGCGCAACTGAAACAGCTACAGTTGGCGCTGGCGGAACTGCCTTATCAGCCAACGGAATTGGAAACACTGGCGGCACGACTAGCCTTGGTTCTCTTGTATTTGCGTATGGTGGCGGGGGTGGCGGAAACGCTGCATCCACCAACGGTACTGGCGGGGGCCAACTAAGCGCAGGAAATAGCAGTGGAACGCCATATATGCCGGGTTATCCCCTTATAAGCGTGTCCAGTTCTGGTGGATATTTTTCCGTAGAAGCTTGGCAAGGTTCTGGTGGAGCGGGTGGCGGGTTAAGCCGTGCGTTTTTTCACGGAGGTGGTGGGGCCGCAGCCAGTGCTGGGCAAGTTGCTGACCCATCCGTTTGGGGCGGCGGCGGCGGCGGCTCAACCTCAACAAATACTTCTGGCGGTGTTTCTTCATACGGTGGCAACGGCGGCGCAGGCGGCGCAACTGGCACCGCAGGCACCCAACCCGCAGGCGGTGGCGGCGGCTCAACTTCCGGCAACTCCGGCGCGGGTGGCGCAGGCCAAATCATCGTAACTGTCTTCCCGGCGTAAGGAACCCATCATGGCTATCACCCTGAACGGCACGACTGGCATCACCACCCCCGCCGACACCATCACGGGCAACGCCACGGTGGGCGGGACGCTGACGGTCAACGGCGTGTCCAATGCGCTTGGCGTACCCGGCACTGCTGGCAATGTCATGGCGTCCAATGGCACGGCTTGGGTTAGTACAGCACCGTCTGGCGGTGCGGTTACGGGCCAGACCATCCAATATGGTTCCTCCACCACGCCGTCTGGTTACCTGAAGTGCGATGGGTCCACCTACAACATAGCCGCCTATCCTACGCTGGCTGCTGCTATCGGGTCGCTTCCGGCAAACGCTGCCCAATATGCCAATAACGGCCTTGGAAGTGGATCTGTGGCATATCTTAACTCTAATGTTATTCAAAGCAACGGAAGCAATGTCATAGCTTATTCGTCAAATTCTGGTGTTTCTTTTACAACTGTTACAATCAGTAGTATTGGTGGTTGGCCAAGCAATGCAATTAACATGGTTTGGACGGGAACCAACTATGTTGCTCCAGGCGCAAATAGTTGCGTAACTCTTTTGAGTGGGATTGTTTACTCTTCTTCTATTTCAACAACGTCATCTTGGAATTTTACATCTACAAACATAAATTTTCAGGTTGGCGGAATGGCGTACACAGGGTCGCGCGTTGTTGCGTTGGGGTACGCTGCTTCATCTTCAGCTTATAGCACTACAAATGGAACAACATGGGCGGCTGGTGGCGCGACAGGTCATTTAAGCCGGTCTGCAACATACGGCGCTGGTTTGATTGTCTCCGTAGGAACCACCACTGCTTTAACAACGCCCTATATTGCAACATCTACAGATGGCGGAACGTGGACCTCCAGAACAGTTCCGGCCGGTACGCTTGGAACCGATTTCTATTTTGTTAATTTTCAAAACAGCCTTTTTATTGCAACATCTTCTAATGGCACTATTGTTAGTAGCCCTGACGGGATTACATGGACGTTAAAAGGACAACTTCCAAAAACAATTAGTGGTCAAGTCCTATATCTTTCTGCCACTGGAATATACTATGTAAACGGGTACGGTAGCACTGACCTTATTAACTGGTTTGTTTTGCCTAATACAATCCAAGCTCCATATGCCCTTCAATATCAGGCAACAGATGGTACAAGGTTGTTTTCTAATTCTTCTACATATAACCCATTCCCATATACAACCGGAACACAATTTATAGTTCCAAATTTTGGCCCTAATGGGTTTGGTGGTTCAATAGCTTTTGTTGCTGGTTCTGCTAATCCTAACGTGCCATTGATATCAACAGGTAGCTCCTATGGAGCTTACTACTACATAAAGACGTGAGGTGGATCGTGCCTACAATCTATAACTTCGACCCAAACCGCATCTACACCTATCAGACCCGCGACATCGCGGAGGATGCTGGTGCGCCACCTGACTGGACATTCAACGCGCCGCCCAGCTTCCCGGCTGACAAATTTGCGTCGTTCCGTGGACCTGATTGGGTGATCTTGGATGAGTACCCCAAACAGGACATACCAGTTGTGGTAGCCCCAATCACTGAGCCGGTGGTGATCTGACATGATGCAGATAAAGCCCATCAACTTTGGCATCATCAACGGGACAGTCTACGACTTCCCCGAAGTCGATGACGTTCTGCCCATGCACACCCACACCGATGCGGATGTGCATATATCCATCGTCGCCAAGGGTTCGTTCAGGGCGCATGGGGACGGCTGGGAACGCACACTGGTGTGTGGGAATGTGGTAGACTGGCCCGCGCACTATTCGCATGAGTTTGTGGCGCTGGAGGCTGGCAGCCGCCTTGTGAACATTCGCAAAGCATAAAAAACCCCGGCCTGACCGAACAGACCGGGGCAAGTAGGTTCACGACCAACCAACAGAAGCGGGGCTGCAAAGCTCCGTTCCCAAAGATTAGCGTTTGGAGTATAATCACGCATCGCTTGGCATGGCAACGGGGTCTACGATGGATTCGCAATCATTGTTCAACTTTGCTGTGGCTGCGTCTGTCGGTGTCGGCGGATGGTTTGCTCGAGAGATATGGGGCGCCGTCAAGGATCTG